TGACGGATGAGGCTGGTGCATTCATTCACATGGGTACTACAGGAGGCCGCTATGCTATCAAGGACGTCCTCTGGACACTTCCTAGGGCACAGAGTATAGCTGCGAACGTGTACGGCATTACGGAGCTATTCTGCGAGGTTGACGAAGATAGCATAATGTCCAAGCTTGTCAACAAGTTAGGCTTCACGAGGGAGTCTACTTCAACCTACAAAATTACATATCATGGGCAAGAAACCTAAAGCACCTAAACCAGTCACTCCACCTACGCCTGTTGCACCAGTAACTGAGGAAGATCCAACAGCACAAGCAGCGGGTGACGCAGAGCGTCGTCGTATGGCAGCCCAGAAGGGTCGCACTCAGTCGGTAACCTCACAACGTTCAACAATCCTCGGATAACATGGCAAAGCGCAAACCAACATCATATGCGGCATCTGGGGGAACTCAGGATGATCGTGCAGTAAAGATCATAGCGGCGTATGGTGCTGACAAGAGCGCACGAGCTAATGTGGACACGACGTTTCGAGATATCGAGCGTCTAGTCCTCCCGTCGATGAACGGCAGTAACACGGACAACAGGCAGGCAGCTGGTCAAGATCAGCGTCCTGTCAGTTCCGTGGCTACTTCTGAGGCCATCTTGCTTGGCTCCAACCTGTATTCACACAGCTACAGTAACTCTGACCGCAACTTTGCGCTACGTGCTGCATCTGATGACGACCGTGACTCGATGAAGGAGTGGTTGCAGACTGCTACGGACAAGATCACGGAGTATATGCAGAACTCCAACTTCGGGCAAGTGTACGGTGAGTTCACACGTATCTGGGCGAACTTCGGCACAGGCATCTGTGGGGTAGAGTTCGATAAGGACACCTCAGAGCTCGTATTCACGTCGATACCGATCACAGCGAACGTATACATCACTGAGAACCACCAAGGGCAGGTGAAGGGCTTCAAGCGCCTTCTACAGCTCACTGCTGATGATGTGGTGGCTATGTTTGGTGAGAGTGCGCTATCTACCGACGGCCAGAAGGCTTACGGTGACATTTCCAAGTCAGGGCAGAAGTTTGACTACATTCTATGCGTGTCAGAGAACCCTGACTATGACTATCGTCGTGCAGATGCAGGCTCAATGCGTTTCCGCAGCGAGTATGTGTGCGTAAAGGACAAGCGTATCGTCAAGGTTGGCGGCTACCGTTCGTTCCCTTACCCGACAGCTCGGTTCATCAAGCGTCATGACGGGTCACCTTACGGTCTTGGTTGCTGCGAGATGGCGCTTCCTACTATCCGTGGGTTGAACACAGCCGAGGCACAGATGCAGGACTCGCTACAGATGGCTTCACGGCCTCCTACAGTGGTCAAGGACGACGAGACACTGGACATCGATGAGATTGCCCCTAACAGCGTCATCCACACCGCAGGCGAGGTCACACAGCTACGTGGGTCTCACAACCCTGAGGCTGACCAAGCTGACATCCAGCGCCTGAGCGAGGAGATTCGTCGCCAGTTCTTCACGAATGTGTTCATGGCAGTGATGCAGAGCAACACGGACAAGACAGCTACAGAGATCGACGCACTACAGGCAGAGCAGTTCGCCAGTATCGGGCCAATGATCTCACGTCTACGTTCGGAGTTCTGGTCGCCAATGATCCACCGAGTGCTAGACCTACTGATCGAAGCTGGAGTCATTGAGGCTCCTGACGAGACAGTGGCGGGTGGCAACTTCGAGGTCAGCTACATTTCACAGCTAGACACCAAGCTTAGCCTCATGGATCAGCAGAAGACCATGCAGGCCATCCAGAGCATCGTCATGTTGCTTACAGTGGCTCGTGAAAACCCTGAGCTAGCTCGTATCGTCAAGGTCGAGGACATGGCAGTAGAGTTTGCTGAGGCGCACAACATCAACTTCGAGCACATCGTCACTGACTATGAGCGCGATGAGATGGATGCAATGGCAGCACAGGCAGCACAGCAGCAGCAAGCACAGCAGCAGCAAATGATCGATCAGGAGGCCTTAGCGCCAATTGACCCGACCAAGAAGCCTGAGGAAGGTTCACCAGTAGCAATGGAGATGGAGCAAGCTCAGCAATGAACAAGACCACCCAGCTAAGGAAGAAACCACTCCTACGGGACTCACTGTATGCCTTGAAGGGCAACACTCACTTTAATGCCTTCCTAGTGGCAATGGATGTTGAGTGTGGCTACGGCAAAACAGTGTTCTCCGCTGAGCCTACCCAGAACGCCTTCAACCAAGGGCGGCAGTCATTTGCAAGTGACGTGCATACACATTTACAGGTTCTCGAACGAGAGTCTAAATAACAAACCCAACAGTCAAATATGAGCGATAATATCTCAACAGATACCGCAGTAGCAACAGAAACAGCCTCCCCAGAGGCATCCAGTGGAAGTGAAAACCTCATGGACACTGCAGTAGTAGATTCACCATCAATCGTCCCCACAGAGTCAGCCGAGGTTCCAGCATCATGGTACGACGGTTTATCCGAGGACGTAACTAGCCACAAGGGCTTCGAAGGCGTAAAAGGCAAAATCAAGGACATTGACGGACTCACTATGAGCTACCTCAACCTACAGTCCCGCATGGGTTCTGCTGAAGCAGGTGGCCTCAAGGCTCCAACAGCTGAGAGTTCCCCAGAGGAGCTATCAGAGTTCTACAATGCAGCAGGTCGTCCAGAAACGGCAGGTGACTACACGTTTGACGGCTTGCCAGAGGGCTTGGAGTTGGACACAGAGCGTCTCACAGAGCGTAATGCAGCAATGCACGAGGCTGGGCTATCTCAGTCGCAGTATGAGACCGTAATGGGGCTATACACGCAGGAGATGAACATGGTTCAGGATCAGCTTCAGACCAACATGACTAATGTTCGGAATGAGAGTGAGATCGCACTCAAGGCTGAGTGGGGAACTGACTACGACCGTAACCTCAAGTCTGTTGCAAATGTAGCTGAAAAGTTCGGTGTAAAGGACGCTTTGCTAGAGACTGGCCTGATCAATCATAAGGCTGTCCTAGATATGCTGTACAAGGTATCCCTGTCCACATCTGAGGACGGTATCGTCAAGAACCCAGACTCTGGTTACGACCGCAAGGACGAGCTAAAGACTGTCATGTCACAGCTTCGCAGCTTGCCATTCAACCATCCTGACCGTAGCGCACTACAAAAGCGCCAGATCAAGCTGTCCCAATAGCATTTACACAAAAAGCCTATCACTTAATGCAAGTGATAGGCTTCTTGGCGTGAACTGGTCGCAGATTGCGGCAGGTCTTGAGGTGTTTCCAATATGGAAATAGCTGCATAACCCGTCGATTTCCACGGGGTTCGGTGCTACAGGATGTAGTACCCGTCGTTGTCATGTATCCCGTCGGCAACGTATTGGCAGTTGCCTGTCAGCTTACGCTCTAGGTTAGCCATCGCCCGCCAAGCAACCTGTTCCCAGTCACCGTCGATCATGTGACGCATGAGGGCATCTAGCTCGTCACCAGACTTGCTCATGTCCCAGTGAGTGGGCTGGTCAGGGTTGTGCTGCTGGCTGCCCTTGTAGCTCAAGTGAGACACCGCAGCGATGGCATTAGGGAAGTAGTTGATAAATCCTGAGTAGATAGGATACGTCTTGCGCTCAGCAGCGTCTGTTGGCAGTGGAGCTGTCTTTTCCTCAGTCGCTTCACCAGCCAATTCCTTGAGGATGTTTAGACCCTCATCCGTCATGCCATCGTCATTCCAGTAGTATTCGTAAGTCTTCTGGGCTGCACGTAGCTCGTCGTATGTGCCTTCCTTTAATGCATCGTAGATCTCAATCCAGTACATGTACCCTTCACTGGAATTAGTCCAGTCAAAGGCGTTGGCTAGGGCATCGGTTATGTGGGCGTACTGATTATCATCGTCGTGTTCGTCGTTGATCATGTTGATCATTGCACGCTCGCGGTCGTTCTTGTATAGGCTGTCGAAGTGCCTTTCGGCTGTGAATGTGTTCGTTATCATGGTGTGTTTGGTTATTTGGATTTGGGCTGTTCCGTTTTGGAGCGAACCTGTTTGGTTGGTTTAGCGAATATGCGATCATACTCACTGAGATATTTGTCTGTTGATGGCCGCTGGACTTCGTTGACGGCTGTTCCTTTTCCTCGTTTCTTTGTAATCATGGTCTTTAATATCGTGAATATGTGCAAGTTGAGTGCCAATATTCACGGTTATTAGGGGTGTTGCAAGGATAAAGTTGAATTAATTGCACAGTCCTCAATCAAGAACCAAAGCTGTGATGCAGATACAGGTCACCCATTGAAAGGCGACCTGCACTGTCCTCAAGAAACCTGAAGTGGACACAAACACAGTGGGGAGAATCGTAGGCTTGGTAATCTCTGTATGACCTATCTCCCCATATCACTAGCCGAAGCTAAGACCTTTACGGGAGTAGCGGTAAACACGTCATTCTACTCCCAACCAATGGGTGGTGAAGACTTGGGCCAATGGGACTCATCGCTTGCTCCTCTAAACTAACACAAAAAAGGCCGAGTCCGTGGCGGGACACTCGACCTTAAATACTGCTGAAAGGGTTTGCACCGCCACGGTGTACTTCGTTGATTCACCTAATAGACATTAACTTCGTAACCATGTCAAGTAAATGCTTGCAATACTTTTTTGCACCCGCATATTTACCATAACGCCTTTGAGCGTTCAACCGAAACCAAATAGGAAAACACTATGAACGTATTAGTAATACCCGACCTACACGCTCCATGTATGCACCCAAAAGCCATTTCGTTTTTAAAGCGGATTGAAAAAAAGTATAAATGCACCAAAGTCGTTGCTGTTGGTGATCTCATTGATTGGAACGCAATAAGCTTCCACGAAAAAGACCCATCAATGCCATCGGCGGCAGAGGAGTTCAAGCAAGCTTCCAAGCAGGTCAGGCAAGTTCACAAGGCATTTCCAAAGGTAGAGTTTCTAATAGGCAACCATGATGCCCTACCAGCGCGTAAGGCTCGCATTATTGGGCTACCTGATGAGTGCATCTATGGATTTAAGGATCTCTGGCAGCTAAGCGGATGGAACGTCCACGCACGCTACGCTAAGATATTCGTAGATGGCGTACAGTACCGCCACGGGGATAGCGGTAAGGGTGGTCTAATGGCCGCTCACAAGAACGCACAGGCTGAGTTCTGCTCTGTCGTTCAAGGACACCTTCACAGCCAAGCTGGGGTAGTGTATCACGCCAACCAGCAGAGCATCGTGTTCGGTATGCAAGTAGGTTGCCTAGTCCAGCACGACCATCCAGCAATGGCATACGGCAAGGTATACAGCAATAAACCCATATTGGGGTGCGGAGTAGTTCTAAATGGCAAAACAGCAATATTTGAGCCTATGAACCTGTAAAAAAGTATGATTTGCGTACCCGATAGTGGTATGTATAAATATCTGCAACAACGCGACTTAGGAGAACTTTACTGCCCTAAGTTGCCTGTAGCATCTGCCCTTTCTGATTAAGGATAACTGTGCGAAAGAAACCCACAATCCAACTTAATTCAGGAAATAAATATTATGGCAGATCCACAAATCTATCGTCAGGCATTCAGCGACAATGTAGCTGAACTCATCGGGCTACCAACAGCGCCCGTTCTAATGAAAATGTTCTCGCAAGAGACTAAACACGGCGACTCTGTTCGTATTGACGGCCTCAAAGCCAATGATGCAACAGTCACAGCCACTCAGTCCCTTCCATCACGTCGTGATGTAACTACTCCCGACTTCGCGGAGTGGTACAGCATCCAGACTCCTTACACTGGCTCTACTAAGCAAGGTTCCTACGTGTCGTGCAAGACTATCGAAGCTGCTGATAACATCCCTAAAAAGGATGATCTTCTGCGTGCTATCGACATCAAGTCCCCGACTATGATGAGCCTCGCCTCCGCGATCTACAAGCAGGAAGACCTTCTTGCGATCCAAGCAGCACTCGCTCCTTCAGTTCTTCGTGAACTGAACGAAGTTGGTGACAAAGCAACCGTTGCAATGCCAGCGTCTCAGGAGTACACAACAGGCAATGTCGGTTACATCTCCCCTGATGACTTGGCTAACATCGACGCTACGTTCCGCGACGAGTATGTTAACGACGAGAAATACCTCTGCGTTAACCCTCTCACCGCTGCTGCAATGAAGAACAACAACCGTGATTACTTCCAGAACTCCGACTTCATCGGACGTTTGGGCGCTCTCGCTGATGGTGTTGTTGAGAAGGCTGAAAGCTTCACCATTTTGGTGGTTCCTCAAGTCCCTGTCGGTCAGTTCTTTGCGTTCTGCCAACGTGCAATCACTTGCAACACTTGGGCTCCTCGCACTGCTGAGTTGGACATCTTGCCTACACAGCGTTTCGCTACACAGCTCTACACTTCGCAAGACGTGAATGCTGTCCGTAACGATGACTATGGCGTAGTCCACGGCACTATCGCTTCAGCGTAGTCTTACCCCTCAAACCAAGCACCATCCTCGCGGGTGGTGCTTTTTTTTGCGCTATTGCCAAGGGGGCTGAAAGTCAACACATTCGTTAAATGCAAGGACGCTCAACAACTTTACTCGACATCCTCAACATCGCTCTGGGTATGCTCGGAGTCGATCCAGTTTACGATTACGACAACACCAACTCAACTGCTGCCGACAAGGCTAAGCGGTTTATGCTCCTGTCTATCGACAAGATGCAGCGCGACTACCTATGGAAAGAGCTTTTGACGACACGTGCCGTGGATAAGGTCGTCGGAAACGATTATGCATACACGATTCCAGCCGACTGCCTACGGCCAATGGGAGCTAAGGTAGACCTAGGTCAGCCAACTACGTGGCTAGGTGCTCAGCAGCAAATGCAGTATGACGTTGAAGGTCAAGAGCTTAAGGTAACATTTGACACAACTGAGCCAGTTGAGCTGTTCTTTGTTCGACGTGAAGATGACCCGACCAAGTGGTCGAGCGAGCTTGAGGAGTGCGTTGCGCTCTGCATTGCAATGCGTTCGTGCTTCTTAGTCACTGACAATCAAGCACTTCTAGATCAGATACGTGGAGACTTGTTGCAACTTACATTGCCCAAGGCACGTGAACTTCAGAGCAAATACGCTCGAAACTACAATCGTCACCTGCCATCTGGCTTCAGTAACCTACGCACAAGAATCGGATAATGGCAAAAACTCAGCTCATTCGCAAGTCCTTCAACGCTGGTGAGCTATCGCCAGAGCTTCACTATCGGGACGACCTAGAGGCATACGTAAAGGGCTGTAAGCACCTGACGAACATGACGGCTACGCCATACGGTGCTGTTACGCGTCGACCTCCGCTTGAGGTTCTTACTCGGATTGACAAGGTGCTGTACGGGGTTCCCGTTCGATACATTCCGTTCAAGTTCTCGCTTACTGAGGTCTTTCACATTGTTTTTACAGACGGAAGCGGCACTGAGTCCACCGACCCAACAACTGCGGATTTAATCATCTTCGACGAGGATGGCGATAAGGTGTACTTTGACGGCGGAGCAACAACCGTTCCATTAAGTGGCTTACCTCTAGCCCTAAATAGTGTAGCACCAAGCCCAGTTGGGGCGCTTAATAGCGGCACTGTGGCTCTGGCAAACACCATATACGACCCTGCCGACCTGCATAAGATTCACTTTATCAACGTCAATGACTACGTCTACCTGACGTGCGGCGGCGAGTACCCATTGCAAGCGATTAACCGCTTCTTTGATGAGGATGAGGGTGGCAACCGATGGAAGATATCCGAATGGGATTTCATTGGTGGGCCACTAGAGGACAGGAACGAGAAACAAGACTCTACTGTCACGGTAAATGCTCCAGCCTACGATGCATCAACGACTTACGGTTCAGGTGAAGATGTTGCGCCTAGCGAGCTGTACGGCGTAACTGGTGCGTCATGGCGTGACATTGGTTATAATTTTAACACAATAGAGCTAGATGTCGTGTTGGCTAGTGGGCACGGGGTGAAGATTGGAGATAGGATTACTGTAACGAATTTCGGGGTCACTGACAGTGGTGATTTTTACAGCACTGGAACATCTAGCGAATCAGCGGCCAAGGATGGCCCACCAGTACCATCAAGCCTGTCAGGAACGTACAAGGTCTCTGGGGTCAACGGAAACACCATCTACTTTGGATTTCGCGTAAAATGCAGGACTAAGAAGAATCAGGTGTTTCCAGCACTCGCATTTTCAGGCTCATCGGTTGTTGTCGGCACAGGAATTTACTATCAATCTAAAGTAGATAACAACACTGGCAACCCACTCTCAAATACAACTTTCTGGCGGCCAGTCAATTCGGTAGTTGGGTTGGTTAACATTACATCGTCTGCACCCATATTCACGGCTACAGATGTGGGTCGTCAGGTTGCTATTTCCACGCAAAACTTAATCAACCCAAATGCATCATGGGCGGCCAACACTGTTGGTGAACCTTTCGTTGGTCAGGGTTCGATTGAGCTAAAGACTGAAGGTGGAAGCTGGGGTGGACTACTGGAACTTCAACAAAGCGTCAACGGCGGATCCACTTGGGTTACCATTGGAGAGATTCGGTCAATCTCGGGCTCTTACAATGGCAGCATAGATAGGCTCGTAAAGGATCCATCATCAATACTCAGGGTCGTACTCTCCGAGTATGGAGAAGCCTCTGGTGATCCTGTTATCAAAGCCTGCGTTTGGACTATCACCTTTCTGGATGAGGTAAACGTCTATGCAACAATAACTTCCGTCGATCCAGATGGTTACTCAACCAGTGCCAATTTAACGACACCATTGTTTTCTCCAATAACGGATTACCGCTGGTCGCTTGGCGTGTTCTCGGACACTACTGGCTACCCGCACTCACTGACCATCCACGACGAACGCCTATGCCTAGGCGGATCTAAGGATAAGCCTAACACGGTGTATGCGTCTAGGGTCAATGACTGGAACAATTACGTAAAGGGTTCATTGGAAACATCCCCGTACACGTTCACAGTTGCGTCTGACTCGTTTGACACCATCCGAAGCCTAAAGAGTTCAAGGCAGTTAAACATCCTCACGGACAACGCAGAGAACACGATGGGGTCGCGGGATGACAACGCAATCACGTCCATTACGAACATCAGCGTATCCAGCCACACGAACTACGGATCAAATGAGGTGCAGGCCATCCAGCTTGCGGACATGATCTGGTTCGTCATGGGGCAGGGCGAGCGAGTAAGGGCATCCAAGTATGACTTCGCCTCGGACGGGCAGCAGTCCATCGAGATGAGCCTGTTTGCATCTCACATCACGGAGAGCGGCATCAAAGAGATGAGCTTCCGTCGCCATCCATACAACTCGCTATTCTGCTTACTCAACAACGGCACTGGCGCTACGCTCACGTACGAGGGTATGCAGGAGGTTCGGGCGTGGTCAACGGTATCAACTGACGGTGAAATTATCTCCGCAGCGTCTAATTACTCCGACACTGGCGACATCGTTGCTGGCATAGTAAAACGCGGCAACTTCTACTTCCTTGAGAAGTTCGGTGGCGTTAATGACGATACTGTGTTCCTTGACAATCAAACGACTTGGGTGGATGCGGATTTTGACGCAGGTCAAGACATGGATCAGTTCGATGACGGCAACTTGATTGTGGTCGCAGACGATACCGAGCTGGTTCGGGATATTGATTACACAATCGAGACAAGGTCAGTTGCGGCGACCAATCCGACTATTGACGGATTTGGTGATGCGTACTTTGACCTAACCCCACCGTTTAGTGCATCCGAGGTTCCGTATCTGGTCTTGTTTGAAGATGGCGCTCCGTGTCCATGTGGCTTTGGTGAGTATTCTTTCTTCGTCAACAACGGTCAGGCGATTATGTGGATAAAGTCGGATCATTACAATCCAGCCAGTAGTTATGTCGTAAAGAACACTCGCAGCACTCTGGTGATTCCAACCGTTACTGGCACTAACGTGTTGCCCGCTAACTGTGGGGTAATTATTTCCCCAACAGCCACCACTGGTAGGGTTACCATTGGCAGACGTATCGATTGCCGTGTTAATCCTACGGACATCTCTGAGGTGGCCCCAAGTGGCATGGTAAAGCGCCTGACGGAACTGAGCCTGTACCTTATCGACTCTGGCACTTGCAACGTTAAGATCAACGGCAAGGCAGCACCGTTTACGGACGGTCTAAGCTGGTCGGCAGGTCAACGGGAGAGCGGCTTGTTTGAGCTTACGACTGGAGGAGACTACGATCAAGGTCTCGACATCGACATCACGATTGATAATCATAGACATTTCACGCTGTCGGGCTTAGGTTATCGACTAGGAATCTCACAAGGATAATGCAAACACTAGACATCCCATACATCGAAGGTATCACAAAGGAGTTCCTTGAGCATCCGCAGGTAGAATGCCCTGTCACTCACAACTTCGCTCCAGACATCTACGTCCGCGAGATATTCATGCCAGCAGACACCGTCGTAATTGGACACAAACACCTCACAGAGCACTTCAACGTTATACTGAAGGGTAAGTGTCGCGTAATGATCGGGGACGTCGTAGAGGAGCTTACAGCGCCATGCACGTTCGTCTCAGGGGCAGGGTCACAGAAGATCGTGAACGTCCTAGAGGATTGCATATGGCAAACCGTCCACTCAAATCCAGACAACGCAACTGACATCGAAACTCTTGAGAGCCGATACGTCATCAAGGGTGTCGCAATTACAGAATCACAAAAGGAGAAATTACTAACATGAGCTTCATGGTATCAGCAATCGCAATAACGGCTGCAACGGGCATCTACGGAGCCTATCAAACAAACGAGCAGGGCAAGGCCACGGCCAAGGGCATCGAGGCACAGGCTAAGGCTGACCGTGATGCGGCAGAACGTCAGATGCAATTGGACTCTGCTGAGGAGTCACAGGTGGCCTCTGCGGAGCGTAAGGAGAACAGACGCCTCAGAGCCATGCAGGAAGCCGCCTACGCTAACTCAGGTGTCCTTATGGAGGGTTCAGCCGCCGACGTGCTAGTCAAGCAGCGTGAAGTCCAAGAGGCCAACGTGCAGAACGTGTTTGTGTCTGGTGGAAACCAGCGGGCGCAAGACAAGTGGAAGTCAGATGAGGACTACAAGTCTTCGATCTATTTAGCCAAGTCCACCAAGTATGCGGCAAAGCAAAGTGCTGGCATGCAACTACTTAAGACGGCGGCAGGTGCTGGTATTGGTATTGCTGGATTGCCATCGGCTGCTGCTACAACTGGCAGTACGGCCTTCAGCACAGCCTCAACCGCTGGTTCAGTAACATCCGCAAGCTCTGGGCTAGGGATGGTGTCGAGTGCAAACTCCTTCAACTTCGGACAGGCAGCGCGGACAACCACAAGTTCCTTTAAGTCAATTATCTAACATGAAAATACCTCATTCATTCGCAGTCAACCCAGTAGCAGCACCACGGGTTCGTAAGGTAAACGACCGCACACTACAGGCTGACGCCATCATGGCCCAAGCAGATCAGCAGATGACGGCTACGGTCGGCAAGGTTGTTGGGACTGCCAACGAGATATATCAAGGCCACATCCAGAAGCAGTATGATTCAGATATGGTGGCAGGCGGCGCTATGCTCAACCAGCTCAAGGCTAAGCGTGACGGCGAGATAGCGTCCATCCCAGTAGACTCAAATGTCGATAGGG